TGGTGATTCAAAGTAAGAATGAACATAATTACCAACTAGCAATGCTTTTGGATCACTAACTGGTGTCCATTCGCCTTTTAACTTGGCAAGAGCTGCAGCTTCACATTCCAGAAATTTTTTATATTGAGAGACAGACATATAAGATAGGTCCGCTTCTTGTGAATAATAATTTTCATCAGAAAGGATAATCGTCTTCTTCAATCGTTGAGACATCAGATTCACTCTCTTTCTGATTGGTTTCATAACCAGCCATTACATCCAAAGTTTCCTGAACTGGTTCTTCTAAAATTTGGTCCGCCACTTTCGTTAAATCTTCTTTTTCAATTGGTTTGGCTTGTTCAATATCGGGTTGCCCTGGTACATCAGCTACACGTGTAATTCGTTCATTATCGTTTTCTTGATCAACAGCTTTTTTATTGTTGGAAAATAGTTTTTCTTCAAGTACCGCTGTTTGTTCTTCTCGCTCTGGTGTCACATCTTTTCGTTCAAATTCATTTTCGAGTGTGTCTTTAGCAGCTTGCACAAATAAATCATTATCGTTACTAGTATTGATTAAATATTTAGCAGCTCGATTGATGACAGTTCTTTTTGCCATTTCTTCTGGAAAATCATTTTGAACATTTTTTGTTTTTGCTTTGCTCCATGACTTATCAATTTGTTTCTTCGTCATGACGGTTGTTACTTCTTTACCATTTGCTAGCTTAATAACCACATAAGCAGCCTTGATGTCGTTGTCTAGGTTTTCGAAGGATGTTTCATGTTTAGCAACAACTAAGTCGGGGCCGTCCATAGCAATTTCAAATACATCGCCTTCTCTTACTACAACAGGCGTGATATCTGCCCCTCCTGTTACTCGATCTAACACAGCCATGGTTCCAAAATATGAGCGCATAAGCTGAACTTTATTTCCATATTTAATGAAATAGCATTGTTTCTTCGCAGGTGATAATCCTTGGATGACCATATCTAGTAAGGCATTAGAAATAGATGTTTTAGTTTCTGGGTTGTTAGCTGCCAACTGAAGAAGGTTCCCTCCTGAATTGTTAGTTAGTTCAAAGAAAGCACTTTTCAAAGCATTCTGTGGGCTATAGCCTGGTGGCATTTCTAATCCTTGCTCTTGCAATCTATTTAAATTTCCGATGACTTGTTCATCTAAAGATCGTTGTGTCATTTGTGTTAAATCGTTACTCATATTTATGTTCCTTTCTTGGTATAATATTTTTAAGTGAGGTGATATTTATATGAAATTTATCTATTCAGATGAAGCTAAATGCTGCGCTAAAAGTATCATGTCAAATGCTTCGGCGATACGGTTTCATTTCAGCGTAAAGCATGAAGCCCTTAGCAGAAACGAACTCAATGCGCATTTAAAATTACTCCGATTAGAAGCAGAGAAAGCAGACATTTTGATTGTTTTTGGTGAGAACAATTATTTCTTGAGTTTTGTAAATAAATTACGAAACTTTTTCTCCGCTATAGAGAAAGAACAAAACAGTTCCACATATACAGGAGCCGTTGATGCTGCCTATGACATTTTAAAAGAGCATTATGCATACATCTAAAATTTACAACAAACTTTGCTATGGATTGATTTCTTGATTCATAGCTTCTTTTTCTATTTCTTTGTACGTCCATAATAAAGTCGCACTTAGTAATCTAAACGCATTATCCTTTCTCATGGTGTCCTCATTACCAAAGACATCTAACAAAATGCTGTCGACTTTAGAATCTATCATTCTTTGCAAGTCCATTGCTTCTTTATAAGTTCTTGCATTTTTTTTAATCATATCTTTTGTACTTTCTTGAAATTCATACAAAGCAGGTAAAAACGGTTCAATCACTGCTACTATAATTTGATCTGCTATTACATCTAAATCGTTACTCATTGTCATTCTCCTCTTCTTCGTCATATTCCCATGTTGGCTCTAATGCTTCTTTTTCTTCTGGCGGCTCTTGTCTAGCTCCTAATGAATCAAACTCAGGCATTTTCACCACTCCCAAAATAATTTTATTTTGCCGTCTTCATCGTCTAAGTGAAAAACTCCTTCTTCTTCTAACTGCATCAAAAACTGTGCTGTAGCTCCTTTTTCTTTAACTACTACGCTTGTTTTTCCTGCGCTGGCAGCGTTCATGATATCTTGAACAATTTTGTTTTGAGCACTAATCATCATCGCTTCAAATATTGAATCGCTTAGTCCGTTTACTTCAATCATCGCAAGTCACCCCGTAAAAATGCAGTTAGTAATTCATCCATAGATTTTTCATTTGCAGCATCTTCGGCTCTTTCTGCTACGCATTCTGGGCAATCACAAGATTCGCTTATGCTTAATTGCTCTTTTAGATCACCTAATAATTTTTGCAAGAGTATAGCTAACCCGATAACTGAACCACAAAACGCAGTACTTCCTTGGTCTGTTTCAAAATTTGCGGCACATAGAAGAAGTTCAACATTTTGTTCCTTACATTCTTTTTCAAGTTCAATAATCATTCTTTTAATTTTTCTATTCATGTGGTACACTCTCCTTGAATTTAATATTTGTAACTGACCTACTTTGATGGCCGTCGAAGTGGGTCTTTATTTTTGTTTTTTTACTTCTCGATCTTCCAACGCTAAATCGTAGTAGAGCAACCAAATGATAAAAGCTGCTATATATATGTTTTGGATTAATGGACCAATATTGCCACCTACTAAAAGCCCCAAGCCAAAAACGATTAGCAATGCCGCTATACGTCTTAAATGATAGATTTTTCTCAATGTGATCATCCTTTCTTTAAAAACGATCTTTCGTCTCCATGAATTCTTTCCAATGAATATCTATAAAATGAGCGGTCATCTTAGCATGAAACTTCCAAGGCATCCCTTTACTAGTTGGGAACTTTACGAATCCGCCGTTTCTTATATCTACCTCTTCGCGATATTTATAGAAAACGAGTTTCCAGTCACGTATATCTTTCCCACCTAGGCGGTTAGTAACATCTTTTGCATTCCACGTCTGACCAATTAAGGTTTGATTTTCTAATTCTAAAATCTTTGCCTTTTCAATCAGAATCAAATTAGACGGTATCTCAATTGAAATTTTTGATTCTATCAGTTGCGTCATCTTAATGACCCCCTATCTAATTTTGTAGTATTCAATAATTGCGGTTAGCGTTTCATGAGCCTTTTTACTTTGATTTTTCCCAGAAAGATAATCATTCAAGTCTTGTTTTGGAATATTGAAGTATGTTGCTACAGTGACTAAAGAAATCCCCTTTTTATCAAAGTATTCACGAATTTTAGTTCTGCCTGTCGTTGTATCTGGCATGTTATTTACCCCTTTCTTTAGTAGTTGGTAAGTTAATTAGATAGAATTGGAAAAATGTGTTGACAAAAAGTACCCGAACATATACTATTAAACCATAGATAAATAAGCCTATAACAAAGCCTTTATTTTGCACTCGGTCGCCAAACTTCATGCATTAAGGTGTGTTTTAGTTCGCTTTTTTCTATCTAATTAACTTACAAACAAATAATAATACAAACTTATACATTTGTCAACGACAAAATATAAGTACAGATACTTTTTATTTGTTTTAGAATGGAGAATACTTCTATGTCACTGTTTGAAAGGATAAAATCTTTAGCAAAAAGTAAAAACAAAAATGTTAAGCAACTAGCTCTTGAACTGGGATTTAGCGAGAACTTATTTTATAAATGGAAAACAAGTTCTCCTAAAGCAAAGGATTTAGAAAAAGTAGCAGAATATTTTAATGTGTCTGTAGACTACTTACTTGGTAGAACAGATAATCCAAATCCTGTTGAAAAGAAACAGCTAACAGTTGAGGAAGCTTTATCTTCTGTTATGAGCAGTGATGGAAAACCGCTGACTGAAAATGATAGAGAAATTTTGTCAGGCATTATTGAAGCGTATTTGGAGAAGAAAAATAAGTAGGTGTTGTTGTTGAGGAAACAAATTGAAATGATTGTTAAAGAGTTAGGTGTAATCATCTTAGAAAAAGAGGATTTAGATGCAGATGGACATTATATTGCGTCGATAAATACCATCGTTTTAAAAGATTCTTTGGACGAATGGAATAAAAGAAAAACCCTTCTTCATGAATTAGGCCACGCTAGCGAACATCAACATAACTACCAATTATATAATTTAGCTTTTTCTTTACATTCTAAAATGGAGCATGAAGCTGATGTATTCATGATTGACAATCTCTTAGATGATTATATGTCTAAAACTGGTTTAACTGTTGAACAAGTTAACTATATGCGTTTTATAGAAGATGCTGATATTGATGCACGTTATGAAGAGTGTATAAGAACTCTTTTGTTTAATAAACTACGAAGAATTAATTTTGCATAAAAAAGCCCGTGTGGGGACACGGACTTCAATCTCATTTCGAGATTTAACTTATGAAAATATTATAACAGAAATGAGGAATTTTTAGTGAAAAAGATGTTTTTTGGGGTAATAATCTTAAGTTTATTTGGAGTATCATTATCAGCATGCAACTCTAAAAATGCACAAGAAAGTAAAAGTAGCTCTAGTGAAATATATGAGAAAAAAGAACTCTCACGTAGTGATATTGAACTTATAAAAGTTGGAAATTCATCCAAAACTGTTTATAAAAAATTAGGTTTACCTATGAAAGAATGGGATAGTAATTTTGTTTATGATGAACTTAATAATGCTGTGAATAGGGACAAATTAATGATTGATTTATTAGACGGTAAAGATAATGAAAAACTTGTTCCAAAGTATAAGAAGTTATCTGAACATGGAGAATCGGCAAAAGACATAAAAAATCTTAATATGTTACAGTATGCATTTGAAGATAAAACTTCTACTTCTACTTTTCTAATTTGGATAAATCCTAAAACAGATAAAGTTGTATATTTAAGTGAACGAAATTATTTAGATGAGAATGGCCAACATCCTGAAGAATCTTCTGATGATAAAACTACTGAAGATACTAATAGTATAGATATGAATAATAAAACAGCTGCTGTCGGAGACACTATTTCGTTTTCTAATCAGCAGACTAATGATAGTTTAGAAGTAACAATTAACTCTGTTACAAAAAGTAATGGAGACGATTGGCATAAACCAGAAGGACTATACTATGCCAAAGTGGATTTTTCAGTTAAAAATACAGGAACTGAACCTTTTGATGTGAATGCGCATATGTTCGAGTTTTATGATTCCAACAATGTAAAATCTAATCTGGATTCTTGGGATTATTTTTCTGAAAATATACAAGCCGGCAAATCTGCAAATGGATCCGCATACTTCGATATTGCCAATGATGGGAATTCGTTTGAAGTTTTCTTTGCAGACAGCTCTTGGAAGGGTAGCTATTAATTTTTTTCTTATCCCCTCTCTGGTGAGTTCTAGCATGTTCGATTCATGCTAGGGGTTTTTAAGTGAATATTCGGGGTGATACAATGGCAAGTATAAAAAAATTGAAAAGCGGATGGCAATTTCGAGTCTCTTATAAAGATAAAGATGGCCGATATAAAACAAAAAGCGTCAATGGGTTTTCAACAAAAAAAGAAGCGCAATTGGCAGCCTCAGAAATTGAAGCTAGGTATTCTAAAGGATACTCACTAAAAGAAGGCGAAAAATTATTTCATGAGTATTTTCGAAATTGGTTTGAAGTTTACAGGAAAGGCAAGTTATCACAAGACAATGACGGTGATATTCGTCGGGCTGTTGATTTTAGTGAGAAATATTTTCCTGATACAAAATTAAAAGAATTGACTCGACAAGAATATCAAAAGGCCCTGAATGACTATGGGGAAACACACGCTACAGCTTCAGTAAAAAAACATCATACGTATATGCGAGCTGCTCTTAAAGATGCTTTGGAAGAAGGCATTATTCATAGAGACCCTACCTATCGAGTACAAGCTATAGGCAAAAAGAATCCTAAGCACGAAGAATTGAAATATTTGAATTATCAAGAGTCTATCCATCTAGTTCACGAAATATTAGAAGGTATAAAACCCACTTATACTTCTCGATTTATTATTCTGTTTGGTATTGCGACTGGTTGTCGTTTTTCAGAAATTATAGGCATGACTTGGGACTGTATCGACTTCAAGAATAAAACTGTAAAAGTAAATAAAACATGGGACTATAAATATACAAATACATTCTCTAATACGAAAAATTATCAATCAAAAAGAATAATCACTATTGATGATGATACGCTCGATTTATTAAAGAAATTACAGTTACATCAAAAAGAATATTATTTAAAATCTGGTCTACGCAACGAAAATAATTTAGTATTTTTGAATGACAATATGGAACTTGTATCGAATACAGCTGTAAATAAAGTCCTTCGTAAATTCTGTAGAAAGATCGGTACAAAAGAATTGACTTGTCATGGTTTAAGGCATACCCATGCTTCAATAATGTTGTATAAAGGAATAAATATAAAATATGTATCTCGTCGCCTTGGACATAAGGACATTGTAACCACTTTACAAACCTATCAACACATTTTAGACGAGATGGAACAAAAAGAAAGTAATGCTGTTAATGAAGTGATGAAACAAATGTATGTATAATTTTTTTGCATTATTTTTGCATCAAGCAGTTAAAAACAGCCATAAAACCAGCATTTACAAGCTAGGTTTTACGACCGCCGTCTCCATTTTTAGAAAAGTAGAGAAAAACAAAAAAGAGCTAAAACCTTATAAAATAAAGGTTTTAGCTCTTTTTTTCTATAAGCAAGAGAAGGCTCGTTACCTCCTCTTACACTTCCTATCACATTATCTTTCTAAAACCACTTCATTTTCTTTTTCTATTGGTGATTTTGGGTATTGCATAGAACATGGCTAA